TTTTGGGCTTTGATCTATGCCTAGTTTAATCGGAAAGCAAGTATGCACTTTTTCAATCCAATTTACATGCCGTTTATCGTCAATTAGTTCGGATACCGTTTTAACTTTCTTGATATTATCAACTCCATATTTCTGTAGCAACGTCTCTTTGCTCTTCTGTTGAATCTGAGGCGAACTTAATGCATAGTCTACTCCGTACTTCTTCTGCATCGTCTCTTTTGATTTCCGCTGCATTTCAGCTGTGCTTGTGTAGCTTTCGACTCCATATCGTTCTAGATTTGTTTGACGTGCTCGGGCCTTTCTACATTCATATGAACAAGCTACTGGAGGGCGCTTCAAGTTTTCATTATTAGTAACAAGATATTCTTTGTTGCACACTGGGCATTTCATGTAATGAGGACGTTTGCAGTATCGCTGCGAGCTATTAGTAGGCACAAAGGGCAATCCGCAGTAAGCACAAATTTTTTCTTTACGCTTGTGTTCAATGTTATTAAGTATACTTTCGTAATTGATGGATTGGTTGATTTCTTGGTTGTCTGTTTCTTTCTTATATATAGGTTCGCCATAGACAAACACAAGCTGCCCGCAATCATAAACAGGCAACCATCCATTCTCAATCATCAGCTGCTCATTTGATGCTCCTTTTCCATAATTGGTGTTAAACAGCTGGTCAAATCCACGCTGACGTAGTAACGAGCCAGTTATCTTTTCGTTTCCCTTTGACCATATTTCTTGAGGCTGTGTTTGTCGAAGCAATTTCATTCCTATTGTCTGATAGATGTGTCCAGAAAATTTAGAACGGTCACAATACGATATGATGCTCGTCAATTTCAATTCATGGGTAGCGTAATGAAATAGCTTAGAAGCACCACCAACTACAACTAGTCCTTTCTGGGAGCAGAGACGTAACAGCTCCCACTGATAATTGGCATTGTATCTAGGTTTCCCGAAAGTCATTATCTGTACTAATTTATCATTGTAGTACAATCCAATCGAAATTTTAGTACCTTTGCAGTTTTTCTGAATGTGATTGTCATTAATGAACTGGCCGGTTTCGCTGTTACTTGCTAGTTTGACCTTGCACTGTCTAGCGTAGATTCTGGTAGTAGGCTTGATTAGACTAATAATATCATCCCAACTATCCCAATCAAATACATGAATGCATCGGTATTCGTACTTGTTCGCAATTAAAGTTTCAGCTAACTGGAAACTCTTATCATGCCCGTCTTTATCCCAGTGGTTAGGCAGTACGCTATGAGTATAAGAAGGATCAATTTCTATGAATATTCGCTTGTCTTTCAGCTTGAAGTCAAATCTTTTATCATCTCGAACTTCTTCAACAGTATACTCAATGTTATTCTGTGTAAGCAGTTTGCCAAATTGTTCATTAATTATTGATTTGCACCCTCCAAGTTCCATTTTATTTAAGTATTCAGGTGAGTTGACAAAATAAGATGTCCCATATCGTTCCTTACATGTGTTTTCAAATTTCTTTCTGAATAACGGTACGTTCATTGCACAGTTAGCACCATATCGTTCTTGCATTGTTTGTTGTATTTTGTCGACATACTGCTGAATTTGCATCGGATTATCAACTCCGTATTTATCTTTAAATTTATTTCGTTGATTAATTGCCCATTCTTTGTTTTTGCAATTACTGCATAGCATTGTAATTGTGGTTTTAGTATCAAGCGGCTTACCGCAGTTCTTACATAATAGTCCCTGACTACTGATGTAATGTTTTTGCTCTTCTTCAGACAAAGCCGGTCACCTCCTGTTCATGTTGTTTGTGTAACTAATTATAGTATAAAATTGACGAAAAGTCAACCGAAAAATCTTAAATATGTTTGTAGTAACATTATTAAAAATCCACAATAAGAAGGAGGAAAAAGAGATGTTTAGCCCGTTATACATGGGAACAAACCATATGTTAGGGGCGGATACGTATGTACCATTAACAACGAATCGACCGAAAGGTTGCAGGTTCCTTCATACAGTAATGTGTGTCGACTAATTGCATAGAATTGCTGGAATACCATAAAGCTCGTTCCGCTACAGCATAGAGATGAAACACGCTCAAGTGCGAATGCAACGAAAGTAGAAAAAAGTCAAAATACTAGTACAGTATGAACGAGATAGGCCAAGGTGAAATAAAAGCCTGAAAAATACTGAGAGGTAACAGGTCCTAAAGCCGCTAGATAAAATTGGTAATCAGCTACCGAGCCTCGAACAGAGGAAGGGTCAACGAGTATGTAGCCCTAAAATCGCAGGGACAGTAATGCAACTCCGACTGCTAGTTACTACCTAGTAAGGGAGATGATGTACTCTACACTATTGGGAAACCAATAGACGGTCCTTTTCATCCAAAGGACCTGTATACATCTTGCGAATGTATATGAATATCATATGGAATTTTGAAATCCGTATTTATAATATGGATGGATCCGCCCCCACAGAGAACGCAAACCTTTTAACACTCTCAACAAATGAAATCGGAGAAATCGCAGAAGATCAGGACATCATAACCGTACATTACGGCAATGGTATCATCAAGTTTCCTGCAAAAGTAACATTCCAGGATGTTGAGTGGACACTTAATTGCTATTGTGAGCCGAATGTTCTTGAGCCGCTCAGGGCTTGGAGAAAACAGGTTTATGATAGTGAGACGGAGCGCATGGGTTTACCTACCGAATACATGCGTACGGTTTATTTTATTCGTTATGATGGCCAGGGTAATGAAAGAGACGTTATCAAGTGTCCTGGCACCTGGATCGCCGGACTGAAAAACGGAGCTGCTAACCAGGAAGGCGGAGCTGTAGTTCAGGTTTCTGTGACTCTTGTAATCTCTAAGGTTATCTATCTCAGCCAGCAGAGCTGATAGCTCAAATTTGGACCTGGAAGGTCCAGTTACAATTCAATAACAAATTAATCACCTTCTATATGGTTACTAGAATCGTTATGTATCTTAGAGCCAACAGGAGGTGATTTTGTTGTATACATGCACTTGTAAATATTGCGGAAAAGAGTTTGAATCAAGGTTCAAAGATGTTGTTGTGTGCAGTACATGTAAGAATAGACCTTGTGAGGTTTGCGGAAAGGAATTTTTACATGCGTGGCCGTATGACCAGCATTGTTGTTCTAAGGAGTGTACTGATGTTCTCCGAAGGGACCCCGAAAGGAATAGATTAATAACTGAGAAAAAGATGCAGAATGTTAAAGCTAAGTATGGTGTGGATAATGTTGCAAAGCTTCAGAGTGTTCGTGAGAAAATACAGGCCAGTAAGCTGAATCCTTCTGAGTATTATTTTGAAAAGCAATCTGGACTCGAGCAGGCTTCTCCTTTGATTCGAACTTGTATACTTTGTGGGAAGGAATTTGAAGCTATTGGTTCACAGACTACTTGTTCTGGACCTCATTACAAGAAGTGTGCTATATGCGGAACGGAGTTTGAATATAAACACATTTCAGACAAGAAAGTGACTTGTTCTAAGAAATGTGCTGCGGAATATAGAAGGCGAACTATTTTATCTGTTACAAGGGTCTGCGAGTATTGCGGAAAGGAATTTCATTCCTCGTCAAATACTGCGAAGTACTGCGAAGGTCCACATTACAAGAAGTGCGAAATATGCGGAAGAGATTTTAAAATTAATTTATCATTTGGAGTTCCGCTTTCTGATCTTCCACATACCTGTTCCAGAATGAAGTGTGTTATTGCTCAACGCATTAAAACATCACAAGCAACTTATGGCGTTGCATTCCCGTCTCAGACAAAGGAAGCTCGTGAGCAAGCTCGACAGCGAACAGTTGATAGTGCAGAACAGCGAAAGCAAACTTGTCTTAAAAGATATGGGGCTGAATCTTACATGCAGACTGAAGAGGGTCGTCAGCGAATGTCTGAAATCATGTCTGAGCCCAGTATGCAGAAACAAATCCGAAAGACAAATCAGCAACGCTATGGAGTTAATCATGCAATGCAGATTCCGGAATTCGCTCGGAAACACAGCAATAGTCAATTTCACTGTGTAGCTTCAGATGGCACTCGTGTAGACAGTGCATGGGAACTCATTGTATATGAATTTCTTAAGCGAAACAATATCCAATTTGAGTATAATACAACTTCAATTCCAATAGAATACAATGGAATAACTCACTATACTCACATAGATTTTAACATAGGTGGACAGTTATTTGAAGTTAAAGGAGGGCATTTGTTGGAGGGTGCATTCGATAGCAGGCCTAATGTAGTCCCTATTGAGCATAAACTTAAAGCATATAAGCAGCATCATGTTGTTCTAATAACAGATTCAAGTTCAAAGCAGCTATTTGGTAGGCCTAACAGCGCAGAATCCAACGGACTTAAATACCTTAATAAGTGCCCTGAACCTTTGATTGGCGTCGATCTTGCGTTATTTGACAAACCGAGTTTTCCTTATGCAGAAGACCGGCCCCATTGTTTCTACGATGTTCGAGTTGATAATAGTCCTTCCAGCTTTGAGGCATTTAATGACGAGAAGGTCCGCTGGAAAATGATTCTTAATCGAATTAATTATGTCGGTGGATTTATAGGATCTAAGCAGATTTTGACTGCAATGAATGTAACTAGAACATGTAAACAACCCTCTTGGTTCTCCAAATCATTAGCGGAGCGCATTATCAATCAGTACTGCACTTCGCATACAATTGTAGATTCGTTTGCAGGTTGGGGTATGCGAAACGATGCAGCAGTTGCATTGGGACGAGAATATGTCGGGATTGACTTAAATCCCAAGTTAGTTAAGTGGCATAAAGAGCATAGTCGTAATATTGAGTTAGGAGACGCACATACATTTACATTTGACAAAGAGTGTTCAGTATTTATCTGCCCTCCTTATTCAGATCCAAAAACCGGCAGATGTTTTGAAGACTATAATTTCAAGGGGTTTGATCAATCCGCTAAGGCACTAAGCCAATGTGATTGGCTCAAAATCGTTATACAGAATGTACCAAATGCTAATGAGTATGTTATGGTATGTAAGATAGTTGATCCCGGTTGGGAACGTTATGTTGTAGAAACGCTAACAAATAGTAGCCATTTTGGCACAAATAATGAATACGTTGTGTGCATAAAACAGGGAGATCTACATGAACTTAACCGATTATGAATTTTTAGTAAAATCTAAAGAAGCTTGTGAGCATCGCAAGTATGAGATTCAAAGGATTATGCAGCAGTGCTGTTTGCGATTTGGCCCGAGTCCTCAAAGTGACTTTAACCGGAATCTTAATCATTTGTACCATCAAGAATTTGATATCCTCAATGCTCAGATAAAAGAGATTGATAAGATGATGGTCAGAATGCGATCGGCTTATTGCTCGCATCATAAGGATGCGAGCAAAGGTGCAAATGAGTATAATGATTCTGAGCCGATAGTTGACCCGTTACATCCTTTATCAACTGAGCCTAGAATAAGCTACAATCTGCACAGCGGTTCACATTACTGGGACATAATTCATGGAAATCCTAGAGGAGTTTAAAATATGGAAGGATATAAGTTTGTGTTTTGCAACGCATATAAGTGCTGTCTTGCGTTGATTAAGTTAGAGATTCTTCCCGGAGCGACAGTTGTGAATCCTGTTGTTGGCCAGGTAGAACCATACGTTGAATCGACACTTCGTTACTTAGCACCTCCGTCTTATATCTACAGTAAGAAACACAGATCTGATAAAACAAAGTTTGTAGAAGTTGTTAATTACTATAAACTAGAATTTGAGCGCAGTGTTAGAATTGATCACGACCCTTTCCCCTTACTACCCTATACTGGTGCATACATAACTTTAATCGACCCTAAACCGATAGTTGACCCGTCTATTACAACTTTTGCATCTATTGCAGATTCCGAATTTGTCTATCGTTGGGGTCAGGAAATAGTGTCAGACATTGATACAGATTATCATAAGGACTGTGCAGCAGGTATTAATTTCTTTAATTCTCCGCAGGATGCAACAGAGTGGATGACAACGAAAGTAAGCGGCTGCTGGCTTCTAGATAGGTGGAATGCTTTTTCTCGATTAACACGAACAGAGGAGGAGAAATTAGATGACAACTGGATACAAGTTTGTACTGTGTAGCGGAGTAACTAAAAAGCTTGCTTTAATTAAAGTAGAAATCCCAGACGACGCTCAGGTTATCCAGCCCCTCAGTGAAGACGGAAGACCGAGTTTAAAATGCAGGTGCAATAAATACACATTTACAGAAGTCATCGACTATTATGGATTTCGCATTTTTGATAGATCTATCCATCTAGCCCCTGCGTATGTTTGCGATTCTGATAACATTCTGTTTGGGTCTATTAATGCTCCAGATACCTTCGAATATATCCTTAATCAGACATACGAAGTGAATGTAGATAGTAACACAAATCGTGAATGTGGAGCCGGCCTTCATTTCTTTTTAACTACCACTGATGCAACTAATTGGTTAGAACACGACGTGAATCCAGATTGGGTCTACACAAATTGGAGGATGTTCAATAGATGGGTATGGTTCGTAAAAAACAAAGCGGGTATTCCAAGTGGTGTATCTGACGAATTACCGTCTTTTTATTAGTGGTTTACTTTTCCAAAATAAACGGAGGCAGTGAGGTAAGTCCCTGGGCTACTGAGTGAAAGATACACAATACTAGTTACTGTATTGATTAGCAAGAGGCAAGACAAACTTTATCAAAACCTGACAAGCAGCATCCAGTGACTGCAGGAAAAGTTGTTATATGGTTGAAGTGGTTTCCTTTGTTCATTTCCTTGTCTAAAATAGAGATATCCTACAATGGAAATGTTCATTTTGTTGAAAGGAGAATGCAACATGTCATTTAGAGTTGAATATAAACAAGATTGTCCAGAGAATTGTTGGGAATGCCCATGTTCTGTTGCAGATTCAACAACTTCTGTTTACTGCCATGCTTTACAGAAGCATGTCGAAGTTGACCCTTATGGAGGGTCAATTCCTCCAGAATGCAAGTTAGTTGATACCGCAGATCTTGATTTCAAAATAGAAAAGAAATATGACAAAGATGGAGCGAAAACGTGTAAGACGATAACACTTGACAGTTTCACTATATTGCATTACTGGATTTCGCAGACTCCGAATATTAAAATAATCGGAAGCCAACTAAATCCGCTAGGGCGTGAAATTAAAATAACGTATGTTGAAGACCTGCCGAATGTGACTATAGGCTTACCGGATTCTACATCCACTGTAACTTCTGAAGACGTTCAGAATCGGCTGAAAGAAAATTCAGACCTTATGTCGTTACTTGAATTGAGTACAAGTATAAACTCAATCATATCTGATTATCACAAATCGCTTATCTGGCGTCCAATAGGTTCAGATTGCACGTTAGATGCTCAACGAGCTTTAGTTCTTATTTCGCAGCATATAGATCCAATCTGTCCGCCCAATATTGTGACCAATCATGGTATCACACTTGATGAATATGGAGTTATGTCCCTGAATTTTGAGTTCTTTAATAAAGAGACAGAGGAGAGAATTCCGCAGTCACTGCTCTGTGATATACTTATTACTAAGGAATCAGCACAGGAAGCTATGAATCAAATCAGAAAGCAGCTGCATATCTAGTAAAATATTTGCTTGACAAATTGTGCAAAATAACTTATAATATAACTACATTAACCAGGAGGCGATTTATGAAGTATAAAGTAGGCCAGAAATTCGTTGTAGAAATTGAAAGTGCGTACAAGGAAGAGTTTGCAAATGGTTCTACCACAGGACCTGCCTTGCTGTACCGGATCAAGGGGTTCAACAGTCTTGTATTTGATGAAGCTGGACTAGACAAACTTGTTCCTGTAGGCAGCGTGCCAGAACTTGCTTTATCATTTGACAAAGGACTCGAAACAGCTGATCAGACCTATCGTGCACTTGTGAATATGCCCAACCAGGCAAGGATGGTACTATTTGGTACGACAATAATTGAAGGCATCATTCAGGATCACAAATACAGTGAAATTCGTTCTGTCGTACAAATGTATTACGACACATCTCAGTTGTCCTACTGCGCTGAAGTTGAGCTACTTGATCATGTGTACGGAGGAGGCCGTGAGTTAGAAAAGGGAGAATTGCTAGTTGTGTTAGAACCCGTGGAAGACAGCAGTAGTTACATTCTTGTTGACAAGCGTGGCCGGACAGGTACTTTTGACCGAACATGGTTTCGTCGCACAGGCAAAACTTACAAATCCGTCAGTGAATTTCTGCACAGTTAAGACCTTATATATTTTCTGAAAGGGGAATTCTGATGGCTAACTTTAAATTAACTGATGTAATATATGCAAAGATCTGGGGCCAAGCAGTTGTAGATACTTGTCTCACATTTGACGGTTTCTACGAAACAATGGTCTTCAAGATCAATCCTGTAACAGGAATACGTCAGATGTATCCTGAAGTAGATTCAATGCGATATGCAAACGAAGACCAGGCTCGAGAGGGCCACCAAAAGATGGTTGAAAAGTGGAGGAGTTAAAATGCTAAGATACAGACCTGTATTGTATATGGATGTTTGGGATAACAACGGAAGTTGGGCAGTTAATCAAACAAAAACATCAGACAAGATCGTGTATGTGCAAGAAACCACAACACCTAGTGAACTTCTTCATCAACTCAAAGAATTTGAGTACATTGAAAGTTGCGATAAGCGTAAAATCAACGTAACTGAGCTAGGTAGGGATATTATAGAGATTCGAGAAAAGAAGAGCAGAAAGCCATTGTGCAGACTTGAGCGAATTCGAATTTGAAAGGAGAGAAGCATGGAATTCAGCCGTTTGGAAGTTATTCGACTAGTTTCCGCCCTGATCGGAGCTGACATTGAAAATGAAAGCAAATTCAATCATGCAGAAACTCAATCGCTTGTTCAACGATTTGAAGCGTATTTAAATGAACGATATCAAGAAAGCTTATCGTCGTGGGTTTCATCTGAATATCTGAAGAGGGAGTAGCATTACAATGAAATTTTATGTTGAGTTTATTGATCGCAGAGTTGTTGTTTATAATATACAGTCTTGGTCTATAGTCGATAACTGTATAGTATTGTGCACTACTGAGCCTGTAATGATTGGAGTACAGGATACAGGAGAGAATGCGGTTCGTATCCCCCTGTCTTCAGTGATGCAGTTTGTACCTTCTAACTTTGCATCAAATCGTTACGTCAAGTGAGGAGGAGTTACTACCATGCGAGTCGTAATAACAGGTTCAGCAACAGGCATGGGACTTGCTGCTGCAAAGAAATTCATAGATAACGGACACGAGGTTTTCGGAATAGATATCTTGCCCATGCAAGATAACATCGCTAAAGAGCTAGGCTACACTCACTTTATTGCAAACGTGTGCGATCGTGACGAGCTGCCTGATCTTGACGGTGTAAATATCCTCATAAATAATGCTGGCGTACAAGGTTCAGGCCGCGATATCGACATAAATCTTAAGGGACTCATGAACACAACAGAGAAGTACGCACTTAACAATCCATTCATAAGATCCGTCCTTAATCAGGCTTCAGTATCCGCTCATAATGGGACAGAATTCGGTGAGTATGTTGCGTCTAAAGGTGGTGTGCTCGCATATACTAAGTGGGTTGCAAAAGAGATTGCTCAGTATGGTGCAACCTGCAACAGCTTATCCTTCGGAGGAGTTCTCACAGACAGCAACGAGCCAGTAATGAATAATCCAGAGTTATGGAATCAGATAATGGACTTAACACCTTTAAAAAGGTGGACGACAGTAGAAGAGGCCGCTGATTGGATTTACTTCATGACAATAGTTAATAGAAGTTGTTCCGGACAGGACGTCATTATTGATAACTTGGAGAGTTTGAATGGAGTGTTTGTATGGGAGTAGACGAAGCTATTGCAGAGATGAGAAGTTTATCATCTTTCTATTATGTAGGCATGAAGAACAATATTTCTAATCTTGAAGGTAAGAATGGAGATGTTTGTACAACTCCAGATGGTACTATGTATTGCTATTTGGATGAAATAGGTTGGCAAGTACTAGGCAATTCGTCAGACAGCTCGTGCGATAAGCCTCTTGATAGACGTATTTCAGTTACAACTTGTCCGCATTGTGCTGCAGCACTTCCTCTCACCCGCATTGATTCAAATGGCATTTGTGTTTGCGAGTATTGTGGATCACCTATTTATGTATGGTAGTTCAAGTAAAAAAATTTAAAAATCATCTTGACTTTTTCATATATTTATCATATAATATAGTTAACACAATAGATAGGAGGCTAACGTAATGTTCCGATATGTATATGCGATGTCAATGCCTAGATCAACAGCATTAGAACGTGCAAGCTTCTATGCAGGAAGTTTGATGGAGCATCTCATTAAGATTGTAGTTTATCATGATATTCGAGCTGAATATGTGAATCATTGGATTGGTGAAATTTCTAGTTGGCTTTCTGATGCAGGTTCAATTACTGTTAAACCTGATGGCAGAAAATTGAAACCGTCCGATTACATGGATACAATATTTGGATGGATTGGTGATGAGCTTAATGACTACAGGAGCCTTCTTGATAAATTTCAGCATGACAACAAACGGGGTAAATTCAATTATGAAGATAACCGAGCATATCCTGCAGTTGAAACAACTGATGAGTTATGTAAAGAATTATGGGATGTTTGCACTAATTTAGTTGAGCAAACACTTCCAATGTTATGCGGTTCTGATTCATGCTCAAGAGGAGATTATAACGCAGTTGTCAAGAAAGTTCTTGAACAGTATATTTGAAAAATTCGGAATGTAGCTCAGTTTGGCTAGAGCAGCTGATTTGTAATCAGCAGGTTGTTGGTTCGAGTCCGACAAGAAGCTTATTCTCTAAGAGAAGATACCTCGGGTGTGTAAGTGGTTTCGACGGGGTTAAGAACAGTAAATTTGCATCGGGTGGTCACCTATAACCAAAACTAAATATAGACGCTAGACGTCCTATGCAGATGGCTGCTTGATCCTTAGGGATTGATGCAAACCATTCCGTAGGCCTTGACTTACGGTTCTGTGAGTAAGAGTTTTCAGCTATGACTCACTGCTCCAGTGACTAAAGTAATCAGCTGAGATGACCGATAACAACGACTTGAGGCTCCGTCGACTCGGTAGAATCGGAGAAA